TTATGCCGGAAGCATCGTTAAGAAGCAGATAGAGAAGAACCTGAAAAGCGGTGGCGGACCTAAAGCGACAACTCTAGGAATGTCCAAGAGAACTAAGTCCCGCGAGAAGTGGTCTAAAGGACCATCTCAGGAATACCAAAAAAGAATCAATTCGCCGTCGATGGGCGAAAAAGGCACGATTATCAAAAAGAACATAAGCCGAAAAGCTTATGGGATGATGTCGAGTCAGATTGTCGGTCCAAAACACAGCGGCAATCAGAAAGACATTACCGCCAAAAACTTTGCTCACATGTATGAGCCCAAGGGCGGAGGAGCTACTGGCGCACCAAATCACAAGTGGTGGGGAAGGGATGCAAAAAGAGCCCTGAAGCCTCGTCCATTTGTTGAGCCAGCAGCAAATCAAACAATCACTCAGCAAAGACAAGCAATCGTAAAAGCAATGAAGCGGTGGTCGATTGACATGGGTGAGGTTGATGGAACAACCGGAGAGTTTTAATGAGGCCGATACCGCAAATCATTACGCTGTTAAGGTCTGACCCTTCGGTCACCAACATCGTTGGTCAACGAATATTTGCAGATAACGCACCACAGGATGACGACCTGCCAATCGTTGTGTTGACCATATCAAACACAAATGCAAGAGCAACAATCGATAACTGCCATATCAAGCTTTATTCGGCAAGGATGAAGGTTGATATCGTTTGCTCATCAAGGTCGGTGGCAGAGGATGCTCAGGAAGCCATTGAGGATGCTTTGGTCGGATATACATCGTCTGACAACACTCACCCGATACAGGGAATAACCGTTGACTCTGGAACGTCATGGGAACTACTTGATCCAGCGGACGGAAGCGACGAAAGAGGCTATTGGTGTAGCCAAGATTACTTCATCAATTACGCAAGAACTTAGGAAAGTTAAATGACTGTAGGTAGTACCGCTCAAGGAACAACCGTTGTATTGGATGCTGGCCCTGTTATGGGATGTGTCAGGTCTGTTTCATTGCCTGAAATGTCACTTGAAGTCATTGACGCAAGTTGCCTCAGCGACACTCTCGGGGACTTTATGAGCAAGCTTTCAGGCGGGCTTATTGATGCAGGTGAAGTGTCAGTGACTTATTTGAGTCAAGGTGGTCCTCCTGTTCCAGATGGAACGAGAGACACAATCACGATTACCGTCCCTGCGGTTACACAGCCTAGTGCATCACAAAACGGGGCTCATAGCGGATACACGTTGACCGGCTCTGGTTTCATCAGTTCTGCTTCAGGCGGGTCATTAGAAATCAATGGCTTAGTAGAGAACACTATTACGTTTGTGTTCGATGGATACAGTGGCCCAACGATCTCGTAAAAAAACTTAACTCCTCCACCACCACCAAGGAGATGTCATGCCTCAGCATGTTGAACTCGAAACGCATATCGGAATCCATTTAGCAACAAAAAAAGAAGTCGCGCACGAGCAGTATTTTGTCTATGTCTGCGAAGGCGAGTCTCGCGAAAGAGTTGGTCTTATTTCTTGGAGGGAAGGCAGCAAGATTACTTTCTTCCAAAGGATGAGCCAACACACCGCTGAATGGATTGAAGAAGAGGTTGCAAAACTAATGAACCGCGAAAGCGTGTCATCTGTCGAGCCGCCTGAACTACCCCAAGAAATGCTAGAAGAGGACGACGATGAGCTTGACGAAGAAGCAATTATTGGATGAGTTGGTCTGTAGCAAGCCGGAGAAACTTCCAAGCGAAGTCTTCGGCATGGATGCCTGGGTTAAACCAGTTTCTGAATTTCAGCGATCACGACGACTTGCTGCGATCTATGGCAAAGGCGGCGAGATATCTAAAGACGCAATCCGCAAGGCACGCATCTACACGATCATTGATCACCTCTGCGATGAGGAGGGCAATAGTCTTTTCAATGAATCTGATGCGAAAGACCTGATGGAGCTTGACGCACTCAAGCTTGATATCGTCATCAACGCCATCGAAAAGTGGGTCGTCGAACGCGAGGGAAAGATCCTCGGCGGATCGAAAAAATAGCTAGTCATTTTGACAGCAACCACAGACTCTCGTGGGCGTTTTCGATCTGCCAAGAGCTAGGCATCGATGATCCTATTACTTGGATGAATACTTGCCCAGTCCTCTTAGACTGGTGGATAGGCTATCGCTTGCATAAAAACGAGCGTGAACGAGAAGCTTATGAAAAAGCTTCAGGCAAATCCAAGACTAAGCTCAGTGGAGATTCACTGTATAATCACTTGGAGCAAATAGCAGATGGCAGGAAACCGAGTAGGGGCTCTGTATTACGAGGTAATCCTCAACCCTAAAGGGTTCGCTGATGGTGCTGGACTCGTCATGTCTCAGCAGCGTCTCTTGAAGAAGGCTGCTAAGGACACTCTTAAGCCGCACCAAGCACTCCAAGCCGAACTGCATCAATACTTGGCTCTTGCCAAGGAGATACAAGGCACTGGTGGACCTCTCCCTGCTGATCAACAGCAAGCGTTGGATATTGTTCTTTCCAAGATCGATCAGATCATTGTTAAGCAGAAAGAACTGAAGAAGCTACAGTACGACAAAGAAACTGAAAAGCGTGTTGAGCAGTTAGGCAAAGAAAGGCTAGAAGCTGAAGAGCGTCTTAGCAAAGAAGCCGAACGAAGAAGATCCATTGAAGAGCGTTTTCTTGCTGTAGCTAGAGACAGAAAAAAGCGTCTAGATGAGCAAGCTAGAAAAGAAGCTGAAATAAGAAAACTCCGAGAGGACGATGCGCGTAAAGCCAAACGCGAACATGAAGAGCAGAAGTCTGCTGAAAAAAAACGTGTTGACCAAATGGTCAAGAATTGGCAATACCTCGAAAGAGTAAAGAAAAAAAGCCTAGAGCTAGAAGAGAAAGCCGAGAAAGAGAAAGCTGAGAGGCAGCACAATGCCGCCGTTGAGCGTTCTCTAGAAAGACTCAAGAACTTTAAGCAATACGGCCTTAGTGTTGACGGACTAACAAGAGCGTTTGCTGACGTTAAAGTTCAAATCAACGAAGTCAATGGTGGTCTTTCTAAGTTTGCTGGAAATCTAGCACAAGCTGCTGGCATGACTCCTGCCATCCAAGGTCTAGCTAGGGTCTTGGGCTCAATGGGCATGAAATGGCTTCTAGGTATTGGAGGAATCGTTCTTGCTGGCAAGGGCATAAAATCCACAATGGCCTCGGCAGAAGAGTTTAGGGTTTCACTGCAAAACCTTCAGTACCGCTTGGGTGGAAACAAAAAACAAGCTGCAATGCTTGCAGAGCAGATGGAGGACTTGGCAGTTAAGGCTGGTGTTTCATCTGAGCAAATGAGAGGTCTTGCTAACTCTCTGCTGACGATGGGAGTCGGTGCTGGAGAGATAAAAGACATTGCTCAGATGGTTGCCATCCTAAGTGAAGGCGATCCAATGAAGATGAAGGGCATTGCGAAAGCTTACACCGATGCTGTTGCCAAGGGCAGGCTGATGGGCCAAGAGGCACTTCAGTTTGCAAATGCTCAAGTCCCTGTCTATTCGAGGATTGGCGACGTTCTTGGAAAGAGCAGGCAAGAAGTGATGAAGATGGTTGAGTCTGGTGAGATCACCATCGACATATTGGACAAAGCTCTTAATCTTCAGACGGAAATGCTTGGAGGTACTGATCGTTTTGCCGATAACATGAAAAATTCAATCGGGCAAGCACAAAGATTCGACAATGCACTAGACAGAATCAAGAGGATACTTGGAGAGCCTTGGAATGATTTATGGAAGAACTTCATTGAGTATCCGTTGCAAGGCCTAGAGCTTATGGCGAAAGCCTTAAACGAAATTAAAGAGTTGATGGGAGATTCAACCATCTTCGAGCTAGTCAGAGGCTTTTCTAGGATGTCTGCTGGATCTGCGACGACCATGAAGTATAAGGAGCAGAGGCAAGCGGAGCGTGACAAGCTTTCATATGATGAAAAGCTTGACACTATGGTTGACCTGCACGCTAAGGATTTCCGGAAGTATCTCATAGAGCGATTGACTGGCTTGAAAGCCATTAAAGATGCGAGAGACAAAGTTGATTCCAAGCTTCAAGCGTCTGTGAAAAGAACAATCGAGCAGATGGAAGAAGAGAAGAAGCTAGAGGAGGACATCAATCTAGCGTTCCAGGAGCAGGTTCAGCATCTCAATGATCAGTTACTGACTGAAGAGCAACTTCGAGATGTTGAATACGAACGATTGATTACAAGCAAGAAGTTCAATGATCAACAAATTAGAGAACTTAGAGCAAGGTATTACAACCTTGAGGCTCAGAAAAAGATCAACAAGCAGCTTGAAGAGGACAAAAGAAAGTCCGAACAAGCCGGAGGAATGGGCGCACCTCGGTTTGAGGCTGGATCTGTTGAAGAGTACACATTCTTCCGTGAGCGTGAACGCAGCAGGCGCAAAGAGCAGCAGGATGAAATGTGGAACAAAAGAGCTAGCGACGAAAGGCGAGAAGTCAACAAGACTCTCAATAAGATGCTAAGACAGCAGGAAGCTGACGCAAGAAGGGATACTGTCCAAGGCTATAGAACATTCGACGGCGTAACGGTGAATCTATAATGAACATTGTAATCGAGCAGACCCTTGAGACATCATTCTCGATCAAGGGAGAAAAAAGCGAAGGTGGCAAGGATCTTGTCAATCACACGGCAAGCAAAGGCTACAGGGCTTACATAAGAAAGTCTGGCCCAAATGATAACACATCCTTTGCTGACATCAGTGAAGCTACGATTGCGTGTGATTACAGGCTTCCGATTGTCAACAGGACAACATGGACATCCCGTGACAGCAATTACTCACTTCCGTTTGCTGTGTGCAGAAGCAAGGACATTACTAGATCACCTACTGCTGGGAACGTGTTTGATATTATCTGCACTTTCGAGACTGGTCCGGTTGAGACTGAGCAGTGCGTTAGACAAGCACCACAGAAGCCAGAAGATATTGAGCCAGAAGTTTCGGTAGAGATCGGATCTTATGATCGAGTTATCTATCAAGACAAGGACGGTCAGGCTTGTTGGAGGCTGCCGGGAACCAATACTCCCTTTCAGAATCCTGTCGTTGAAACCATACCGACTCTTACTTTAATCATTACTCAGTTCGAGAATCAGCTTGACACAGACACGATTCTTGAGAGGTCGTTCAAGGTAAACAGTGACACATATCGAGGAAAAGATCCCGGCATGTGGATGATCGGTGCTGTAAAGGTCACCGATCAGGATGTAACGCTGTCTGACAATAGTGTTGTCACATGGTCAAAGGTAACATATCCACTGATGCTTTCCGAGCGTTACTACTACGAGCCATGCGTTGATGCACAAGATCCAGAGACAGAAAAGGTCTATTACGGCCACAAGACAGCACAGCCATTAGTTGATTCGTTCAAAGTAGAAAATCCCGGCGGTGATATCGTTCCAATGACCGACCCGAACTCAGGTAACGTGACAACTGGCTATATTTACGGTACAGACAGTCCTCCTAGCTACGTTGCAGGACAAGAAAGGACTGCTGCATTTGGGGGAGATTGCGATAGGCCAGATTATCTTTTGTTTAGAACTCAAGATGAGACGCAGTTCACATACACAGTGGATGAAGACACAGAAGAAGTCACCGGATTCTTGAGAGCTTAGTCATGTTTGGATTCAGAAGCAGAAGAGAATTTGAGTCGGCAAGGAGGATGGTGCTTGCTGGTCAAGTTGTTGACCCTAAGCAAGTCGGTGGCATAAAAGCACTTGTCTGCAAGACTGGAACATCTGGTATCCCAGCACGAAGCGGTGTCATTGCTGGGAAAGCCACTGATGTAATAGTTCAGTCCATCAATACTGATGGAACAATGAAAGACACAACTCGTGAGATTACGGTCTACAATCCGTTTTCGCTTCCCGTGTCAGGATCGACATACATCACTTGCAAATTCGTTAATAATGGATACTGGATTGTTGATGCGGAGGATTGTTCCTAATGGCTATCCTTCGATCACCAGGCTGCAACTGCTCGTGTCAGTGTCTGCTTATTGACGAGACAGACTACAACACTGACATCACGGCAAATACTCTCCACGAGATACCACACACTATACCCGTAAACTGTGCGGTCGATCTGACTAAGTTGCTGCCCGAAGGATACTTTGAAGATTCTAGCAACATCTTTAAGATTCACATCAAGGACACGAGTGGAACCACCACACACAAGACACTGACCTATCAGCATGTCCGAGATACGACCAACTTCTTTGATATCGATAGCGAAGAATACACGTTCCGACCGCTCAACTTATCTACCGGCGATATACGTTACTACTTCACCGAGCCAAGCCTGATTAATAATTACGGCAGTGCTTACTGGGACAGTTTCTTTCGTACATCTAGCGGCTATGATCTAAGGTTTAATAAACGCTATGTTGAAGTAAATGATGGTACTGATGATTACGAGTGTTCGACTGTCTACAAGAGTCA